CGTTGCATCCTTGACCACCATGTCCGGCTTCATGGAAATGCCGAACAGCGCGCTATCTGCGCCGCTGTCCAGCCCGATGAGATGGGGCCAGACCTTGGAAGGACCACAGCCGATGTCCAGCCCGCCGTACGTGACGTAGGGCAGCACATCGAAGCGCACCTTGGCGCTTTCGTTGCCTTGCGGATCTTCGGGCCTCCAGACCATGTCTACCCCTGTGTCGGCCACCACCACCACGACGGGTAGGTGGGCGCCTTTGGTTTTGCCTTGCGCGCCTGCGGTTGTGCAGGTGCAGCGGAATTTGTTTGCCCTTCGGGAAAAGCCGCCGCCGAGTTGGCGGCGGCGGCTTTCACTTGGGACTTTTGCAACACGGCTTACAGCAGGTCGTCGACCTTCGAGAAGCAGGCCGGCTGGCGCACGCCAAAGTCGGCGAACTGGTTCAAGGTGATCTTCACCTGGCCGGTATCGGCCTTGGTGTAGGGATCAACGGTGACGTCAGGTGCACCGAACAGGCCCAGTACCGCCATGCTCCAGTCCGAGCTGAACATCATCGAAGAGCACACCGTGGTGGCGGTACCCTTGGTCAGGTTGTTCGGCACGTTGTTGGTCACGGCGCAGCGGTAGCCGTTAACCGGCTGCTCGCCACCATCCCAGATGAAGGGCAGATTGGTGCCCTTCTGGACTTGCTTCAGGTTGCCGCGCTGGCGGGTGTTGGTGAGGTAGCCCGACAGACGGTCCGGCTCGGCGTTGTTGTTGGCACAAGCCGATTCCAGGCCGACGGCAATGCCCCAGCTCACGGTGCCGCCATTGGCGCCGGCAGTCGTGGTGCCGATGTTGCTGGTGTTGCGCAGGCCCAGCATTTGCGAGTTGGAGCCCACGCCGTTGATGGCCTGGTTCTCGAGGCTCACGGCAACGCCGGACAGCAGGTCGTCGCGGATCATCTCTTCCAGCGACATGGCCGACTGGATGAGGGCTTGCTTGGAAACTTCGACGTAGGCGGTCTGGCGCTTCGGCGACAGGGTTACCTTGGCGGTGGTCGGGTTGGTTTCCGACGCGCTGCCAATTTCCGTTGCGCTGCCAATCACCGATGCGGTTGCCTTGCGCGGCATATCCACATCGCCGGACAGGCCGGTCAGCATGCGAACACCCAGCGTCGGCAGGACCAGCTTGTTGCGCAGCACATCGACATAGAGGTCGGTGCGCAGTTCGGTCGGCTTGAGGTTGCCGGCTTCCGAACCGGTGCCCACATTGAAGTCACGCACAAAGGCTTCCGGCGGAATGAAGAAGCCTTCCGGACCCCGACCCATGATCTTGGCAACCGCTTCCGAGCATTCACGTTCAAAGCCGGCTTCGCGCCAGTCGTTGGTCAGGTGGGCAACCAGCGCACGGCCCAGCGAGTAGCGCTTACGCTCGTCTTTGCTCATGCCCAGATTCACGGCGCCGGCCGTGGTGTGGTGCGACTCCATGCGAGCGAAAATCAGCTCTTTGAAGTCGTCGACACTGACACCATTGCGGATTGCATCGCCGGTGTCGTTGGCCTTGAGGTACTTGGAATAGCGCGGGTTTTCGCCCAGCGCCTGAATGGCATCACGGCGCTCGATCTCGAGCTCGGCCGCAGTCTTTTGAGTCATGGTTGTCTCCTGGACAATGATGATGGGAGCGGGTGCAGCAGGCGCTGCGGGAGGAGTTACGACTGCCGGGGCTTCGGGCTCTGCGTCGGGGCCACCCGACCGTCCCACCCCTACCGTCACATCGGCCGGGATCGGTACGATCGAGGCTTCGAACGGTTGCCACCGGGTCACGACGTAAACCGGCGGTTGGGAACCCTGGGCACGGGCGGCGGCCACGCCGGCGCGCTCCCAAGCTTCTCCATGCTGTGCGCGCATTTCGCGCTCGAACACTTCGCCCGTCAGGGTGCGAAGCGTCTTGTATCCTGTGATTTCGCCCTCGGCATTGCGCTCGGGATCGACTTCTTCGATCTCTTCGATGAAGTAGCCCACGCTGACCAGGGTGCGGATGCCGTCCTCAACATCGCCCATGATTTCCTGCCCCAGCGGTGAGCGCGAAAACTTGGCAACGCCGCGCAGCTTGCCCTCGTCGGGGTTGAGCGATACGGAGCGGATCACGCCGATCTGCTTGTCCACATCGTGGCCGAGCAGCAGCGGGTGGCGACCATCGCCCAGGCGGGTGAGGTCGACGGACTTGTTATCGTGGCTGAGAATCTCAACGCCCCAGTAACGCTCGTAGGGCGCGTTGCTGCTGATCGATAGCTCGAACGTACGTTCCTCGCCGCCTTCGGCGCGGGTCATACCTTCGATGATGCGGGCAAGAGGTTTGGGCATTTCGCTGTCTCCACAACTGACAGCGTGAGATTCCCGCGTTTATGCGGACATTGTTTAGGGGAAAAATGTCCGCTTGTGTGCGCCGCTATTCTTCTGGCGGCGGAGGCGGCGGCACCGGGGGCGCGGCCTGCGGTAACGGTGCCAGGTTCAGCCCTTGCAGCAGCTTTTCCTCGGCAGCCAGTTCGTCGAGCACATCCTCAAGTGATTCGCCGCGCTCGGCGGCGATGCGCGTGCGGCTGGTGATGCGCATATCCAGTGCGGCGCGGTTGGCTTCCATTTCCTTTTGCGGATCCACCCACGACCAGCGGCGGCCTTGAAAGCGCGAGGCGTTGAGGAATTTGTCGAGCTTGCTCACCGGCAGCGCCTTGCCGCTGGCTTCAAACGTGATGGCGCCCTTGAGCATGGCGATGGACAGCCATTCCTCATAGACCGGGCGCACAAAGTTCGCGATGAACCAGTCCTGCAGCAGCATCCAGATTTCACGCTCGCCCATCTCGGCGATACGCGCGGAGCTGTAATTGACGCCCTCCATGTTGCCGCTCAGGTTGTGATTGGCAACGTCCAGGCCAGCCGCAAGGCCGTAGAAACAGGTCTTGACGAAACTTTCGAAGTTCGCGTGCGGATATTCCGGGTTCCAGCTGGAGAGCTTGTAGCCGGGTGGCAGCTCAAACATTTCGCCGCCTTCGACACTGATCTGCGGCACACCACCCGGCCCATGGGAATCCGCCAACTGATCGGCGCCGCCCGAGGGCGCGTCCATTTCGCGCTCAAGCGCCGCGATCTTGCTGGCGCCAATTTCAGCCGCGGTAACGGCGGCGTCCTGAAAGCGGTGGAAGGTGGCATTGCGGATGATGATGGCGTGGAACCAGGTAACCCCGCGCACTTGCTCCGCCCTCTCCTCGTCCAGGAAAAGATGGATGATGTCTTGCGCCGGTACGCGCTCGAGCTTGGGCGTGCTGATGCCATAGGATTCGCCAGGGTGCGTGCTCTTGATCCAGTACGCCACCGCGCGGCCCGTTGAATCCAGCTCCACGCCGAGGCGGATGATATTGCCGTTGCTCAGCGCGGCGTTGTAGGCGGTCTGCCTCCAGCGCCTGCAGCGCCATGCCGTATTCCAGATCCCGATTGCGGATGATGCGGATCAGCGCTTCGCCATCCCGCGCCACCGCTTTGACGATCAGGCGGCAAAAGGCCGGAAAGCTCTTGCGCCGCCCGGTAATGTCCAGCGTGCGGCCCCAGCGGACCCAATGCGATTCAATCGAGTCATTCGCGGTCTTGTCGAGCTTGGGCTCGGCCGTCTTGCCGGGCACAGATTGCGGAATGTCGAAGGCCCGCACCTGCAGCTGCGGGTTGTTGCGCCCGACCACATTGGTGGCAACCAGCGACAGAAAGCGCTTGCCCAGTTCGTCGTTGTTGGTCAGGTGGCGCGCACGGGCGCGCAGAATGGCGATATTGCCGTCAAGATCAAAATTGCCGCTGCCCGACCAATTGGCCAGGCTGCTGGTGAGCCGGTTGATGGCGGCGCCGGCGTAGCCGCCAGCCTTGCCCGGGCCGTAGGTGCCGGCATAGGGGTCGCGCTGGGCGGGCATCGCCTCGCGCTTTTGCATGCGGTCGAGCAGGCCCATTACTTACGTACCCCCAGCCAGAACAGGATTGTGCCTACCACCACCCAGGCGGCCGGCGGATAGACGGCATCCAGCC